GCATTTGCACGTAACGGCTACATCGGTACAGTTGCTGGTATCAATTTGTACACAAAGAAAGATGCTGTACCAAAGACAGTTATCATCGGTACACGTGAGGCTGTAACACTTTTCAACAAGAAGGGCACAGAAATTGAACAACCACCACGTGATTCTCAAGATGCTAACATTCGTAAGAATACAATTCTTTCTCGTAAGTACTATCTTGCAGCACTAACTGATGAAACAAAAGCAGTAAAGATTATTGTTGCGTAAGTAAAGGAGACTAACTATGGCAATGACGGATAACGAAAAAGTTACTGCGGTAAATACTCTTATTGCACCGGACACAGCAACCACGGATCTGCTTTTGCTTCTAATTAAGCAAGCTGAGGCGATTGTACTTAATAGACGATACCCTTTTGGCATTCCGGAGTCAGCTACCGTTCCTGTGCAGTACGAATACACGCAGATTCGCATTGCCGTAGAGTTGTTCTCCAAGATGGGTGCTGAGGGCCAAACAGCGCACAAAGAGAATGGCATTGACAGAACCTTTGAATCGGCAGATGTAAGTTCATCACTATTAAAACAAATAGTACCAGTTTGTGGGAGCGTGATGTAATGCGTACACTAAATAGAAACAAACGCACATTATATTACAAGCTCTACACAGGCGAGGTGGAAAACACAGATGGCGGAAACTTTACAGGAGAAAGCACACCGGCTTACGGACAATTGACAGAACTTCGTTGTAATGTTTCCGCCTCTGTCGGTTCAGATGCAATGTCTGCGTTTGGTGGATTTACCAACTACACACGAACCATAACTGTGGCAGATAGGAATTGCCCTATGGATGAAGACAGCATTGTTTGGTTTGGGATACCAACTGACCAACCACATAACTACATCGTAACCAAGAAAGCAGACAGCAAAAACGGTATCATGTATGCCCTTTTGGAAGTAAAGGTGCAGTAATGAAGATAGTAGTTAATCCATTTGACATCAAGTCTATCAACAATGCTATAAAACAAATTGAGGTATATCAACGAGAATTTGAAGTAAAAGAGCAAGAGTTTGTTAAGAGGCTTGCTGAGATTGGCTTATCCGTTGCTAGAACTGGCTATCAAGTGGCAGATTACGATGGCGAAAAAGATGTGGTGGTATCCATGAACCAAGCTGGCACACAAGCAACCATTGTTGCAAGTGGTCAAACTGTTGGCTTTGTTGAGTTCGGTACAGGTGTGAAGTATCCAGAGTGGAGTGGCAACAATGTCGACTTCACTCCCCCACCTCACGGTAGTTATGGTAAGGGCAAAGGTAAAAATCCACACGGTTGGTGGTTCACTGCCGGTGCTGGTGCATCACAGCACACATACGGAAATATGCCAGCAGAGGCCATGCTCACAGCACGTGACAGAATGATTGAACAAGTAACTCGCATTGCAAGAGAGGTGTTTAAGTAATGTTAGATTTCTACAACCAAATATATACACACATTGCAACTGCGACAAAAACAGCACATGCATCTGTGAAAGTGACTGGCGAGTATACACGTAGACCTGCACACTTCCCTTGTGTTACCTGTGAAGAAATAGGAAACACAGACATTCAAGAACTCTTTGATAGTTCAAGGGCAGAAAAGTTTGCCAGATTAACCTATCGTATACAGGTTTTTTCTAACAGCCAGAAGGGTAAAAAAGCAGAAGCGCGAGGAATATTCGCCACAGTGGATCAATCTATCAAAGCTTTAGGCTTTCACAGAACAACATATACAACAACACCAGACCTATACGAATCTACAATGTACTGCATAACAGCAACCTACGAGGTTGTTATTGGTGCAGATGGCATGATGTATGGTCGAGAATAAGACAAGGAGATATATACAATATGGCACTTTCAACATACAATACCACATTGAAATATGGTGAAACTTCTGCCGATACCGAGATTATTATCAAGGATTTCCCTTCCTTGCTTGGTAAACGCAGTTCGCTAGAAACAACAACGCTAAAAGATGATGCTCAAACATTCATCCCTGGTATCCGCCAACAGGAAGAAAGTTTTGACTTTACAGCAAACTATGACAAGGCAGTTTTGGCTGCTATTAATGCTCTAACAGATATTCAAAAGTGTGAACTTACATTCAGCGATGGATCTAAATATACATGGGATGGCTATCTGTCTGCAAGTGTAAACGAAGGTGCAGTAGATGCTGTACTGGAAATGACAATTTCCATCTCACCAGCTACAGTACCTGTATTTGTACCAGGTCCATAGTAAGTAAATAATAATGGGGTGGTTTTTTTCTAACCACCCCCAAAAAATAAATAACAATAAATAAGGAGAGTACTATGAGTACCAAAATCACTGTAACTTACCAAGATAAAGACTACACATTGGAGTTCTCTAGACAATCAGTAAGACAAATGGAAGCACAAGGATTTATTGCAAGCCAAGTGGAAGATAAGCCTATGACAATGATTCCTTTGCTTGTACGTGGTGCATTCTATAAGAATCATAGAGGTCTTCCTAGTGAAAAGATTGATGAAATCTATGATAACCTTTCTAACAAAATGGGAGAAGGCGAAGAAGCTGGTTTCATTGTTGAATTGGTTAAGATGTATGCAGAAACTCTTAATACACTAATGGAAGACAAGAAAGGCAAAGGGGGAAACTCAGCGAGCTGGACGGTGAAGAAAGGCTAACAACCGCCACAGCAGTGTTCGAGGAAGCCTGTCCTTACTATATGAGTATCGGAATGTCCTACGAGGAATTTTGGTACAAGGATGTAACGCTCGTGGAGTATTACCGTAAGGCACACGAACTAAAAACAAGGCGACAAAACGAGATGATGTGGATTCAAGGCACCTACTACTTGGAAGCACTAAACGCTACAGTCGGTAATATGTTCATGAAGAAAGGTTCTAAACCACATGAATATCCTAGAGCGCCTTATCCAATTACAGAGCAAGAAGCAGAGGCGCGTAGAGTTAGCGAAGAGTTGCTAAAACAAGAACGCATGAAGGTTGCTTTTGCAAACTTTGCATCTAACTTTGCAAGAAAAAAGATGTCCTAGAGACACACTCCTAAAAGAATGGGGGTGAGTTGATGTCTACAACAATAGACAGTTTACAAATTCAAATACAAAGTAGCTCAACTAATGCGGCGACAGGGATAAAAGACCTTGCTTCCGCATTAGCAGAGCTTAAAAAAAGCGGTGCTCTTGGCACCGTTACTAAAAACATAAAAGGCTTGGCTGATGCACTAAATGCTTTCACTCCAGTTGCATCAAATGCAAGCAAAATAAATAGCATAGCAACCTCACTTGAAAAACTAAAGAGTGTAGGTTCTATGACTTCGCTCGTTAAAAATGTAAAAGAGCTTCCCAATGCGTTCAAAGGTCTTTCAGCAATTGGCGATGTTAGTGGTGTAGCAAATAAACTACATGGTCTAGCAACAGCTCTTGCTCCACTTGGCAATGTAAAAACATCTGGTTTTAACTCTGCCGTTAATAGTTTGTCAAAAATCTCTGATGTGACAAAAGCACTTGATGATAACACCATATCAGAGTTTACAGATAAAGTCAAAAAATTAGCTAATGCACTTGGTCCGTTATCACAAAAGCTTACCACTGTCAAGAGTGGTCTTTCTGGCTTTAACAGGGTTGCAGACCAAAGTGGCAAAGAGGCACAAGAACTAGGTGTAAACGTAGGTGCAATCAATTTCGATGCACTTACTAACAACATTCAGACAGTTATCAACGCACTCAATCAGTTTGCAATGGCTATGAAGGAAGCTATTGCTCAAGCAATCGAGTGGGATGGTATCTCTGCTCGTTTTGGTAGAGGTTTTGGCGAACAAGCACAAGAGATGTATGCATGGGTGCAACGGCTGAATGAAGAGATGGGTATCAACGTTCAACTCTTCATGCAACACAGTTCCATCTTTGCCAACATGTTGACTGGTTTCGGTGTAGCAAACGATGATGCAACCAAGATGGCACTCGGCTACATGGAACTGACCTATGATATCTGGGCAGGATACAACGATATCTACAAGAACTTTGAAGATGCTGCCGAAGCTGTTC